GATATGAAAAAGAAGGTTACTCCCAAAAAGAGTTATGCCCAGATGCTCACAGATATTGCTGCCGAAAGATTCGGTAAAAAAAAAGAAGTGAATTAAAAGATAGTGACTTTCTTGATCCCAAAAGGAGGTCTTTTCCCGTTTTATCAGCTAGGGATGTAAAAAATGCTGTAAGTAGTTGGGGGAGATATGAAGGCTCTATGACTTTTGAGGAATTCAAAAGAAAGCTAATTCAAAGAGCTAAAAAAATAGGGGCTGAAAGCGCCCTTCCTAAAAGCTGGATGGATAAAAAATAATGGACTACAAATACACTACAACCTTTGATTGTCCCTTATTGGCTTGCGAAATTAGTGAGTCCTCATTGATTTCTAAAGCTTCTTTAGAGTCATTAGCTCCTCTTGTCCCTAAAGATATTGATTATGATGGAAACATGGATCTTTTGGGGGTGGCTTTCAATGCGGCAGTGGTTAATAAGTTTAATAAAAATGGGGATGGGATGGATACTTCCACAGCCCTAAAATATACAAATAATTTCGTTCACAAGCCCACAAACATTGAACACGACAAGCAGAAGGTTGTAGGGCATATTGTTTCTGCTGGTTATAGTGAGTTTGGAAATAATAGGCTTTTAGCTAGCGATGAGGCTAAACTGACTAAAAAACCTTTTAATATCGCTTTGGGCGCTGTTTTGTATAAAACAGTTAATCCTAACTTTACTCAATTGGTGGAGAAGTCTCTTGATCCTGATGATAAGGCATTTCAAAAAGTATCTGCTAGCTGGGAGGTAGGATTCAATGATTTTGTTTTAGCTGTGGGTAGTGATGTTCTAAGTGAAGCTAAAATTATCAGTGATCCTGATCAAATAATGGAGTTACAAGGATACCTTAGAAGCTATGGGGGATCTGGAAAAACAGAAGATGGGGAGAACATTTATCGTTTAATTCAAGGTAATATATACCCGTTGGGCATAGCTTATACTTTAAACCCAGCAGCAGAAGTTAAAGGTCTGTATGGAGAAACCCCAGAAAAGAGCAAAGTTTTTATAAATGATAAACGGGATAAAATTTCACAAAATAATAATTTAAATGTAAACAACCAAAAGAACATCATTGATATGGAACTTGAACAGACTCTTAACGAACTAAAGGATCTTCTTAATGAGAAGAAATTCTCAAAAGAAGCAGTCGCTTCAATGACCGATACTTTTGCAGATGCTATTCGCCAACGCGATGAGCAATATCGCAAAGATATTGAGGCAGAGCGATTAGCTAAAGAAGGTAAAACAAAGGAATACGAAGATCTTAAATCTTCTGTAGCTGAACTTGAAGAAAAGCTTGGTGCTGCCAATGAGCGCATTTCTCACTTTGAAAATGAGAAGCGAGCCGATGAAGCCGTAGCTTCTTTCAATCAGCGTATGGAAGAAGTTGATCAAAAGTTTGAACTTGACGATCAGGATCGTGAATTCCTTGCATCCGAGCTTAAGAGTCTTGAGGATCAGGAGGCTTATGAGGCATTTGCTTCTAAACTTGAGGTTCTGTGGAAACACAAGAACAAAGAGGTTCAAGCCGAGTTTGATGCTCAAATCCAAGCCCGCATTGATGAAGAGGTCGCCAAAAGAGTTTCCAATGCTTCTACTGAGGAGGTAGATGTAGAGGAAGCCTTGGATGCCGCTGAAACGACAGACGCTCCCGTAGCAAACTCTAATGAGGCGATTGCTTCAGAGGAGCCTAGCTTGCGTGAGAAGTTTCAGGCTGCATTTTCTCGCGACAACATTGAAATTTCTTAACAAACTAAAATTATGGCATTACGAATTCTACCCTTCAGACAATATTCTGATCACGATGTCGTGAACCTCTACGCCGTTTTGGAAGTAGACGTTCTCGATAGCACAACTGGAACAGGCGCTGGCGATGCTGGCGTATTTGTAAAGGTGGCGGAAGGTAACTTTGATGCAGATCCTGTTGAATACCAGAACAGGGGTTACTTGGGTAACACCGACTATCCCTTTATTGGAACCAACAAGATGTATCCAGAAGTTAACCTTAAAATTACGGGTTCTAGCTCTGGAGAGGTTCCTCTTGGACTTACTCTTTTCCAGACTGCGAAGAACGACGAAAACGGAGAAAAGCTTCTCTACAACCCACAAAAAGCCGAAGAGCTTCAAGCGATGCTTCCAGGCCAAGCAGTCCCTGTTCTCACTAAAGGGGTTGTAACGTTGGCTGCTGAAGCTTTTGACGGGAATACTACTTCCTATGCCCCAGGAACAGCTATTATTACTTCCAACAACAATGATGGAAAGATTACTGGCGCTGCGAGGGGAGACGCGAAAGCCTTCGGACACGTTCTTGGAACTGGACACCGTTCAAATGTCGGAATCACTACAGATCAGTTCTCTGGTGATTATATCGTTGTATCTTTTGACTGCAACTAATTTAAGAAAGGATTTTATATTATGAAAATTACTTTAAAAAGAACCCCAGAACAAGTCGAGCTTGTAAAAGCTATGGCTTCACGCAACCGTAACGTTGCATATGAGGCTCAGGTTGCACTTGCTGAGTTCATCGGTCCAGTTTTGGCCGAAGTTCTCAATAACGCTCCTACAGTGAGCAATCTGTTCCAATCACTTCAATTTGATGCTGATGATAATCCAAGCATCCCTCTTGATCTCTACTACAACATCGCTGACGAAGATTACGTCAAGGTATGGAGTCAGAGTCATGCAGGTGGTCTTCCCAGTAACCAAGTGCTGCCTACCGCTTCTGAATTGAAGCTGGCTACTTACAGCCTTGACTCTGCGGTTGATTTTGATCGCCGTTATGCTGCCAAGAGCCGCATGGACGTTGTTGGCAAAACTTTTACTCGCGTTGCACAAGAAATTCTTCTTAAGCAGGAGCGCACTTCCGCTACTCTGCTTATGACATCTCTTGCTAACGCAACTATTAAGAGTTCACCAAACTACCTCAATCAGCAAGTTCAGTGGAACGCAACTGCGGAACAGTTTTTGATGGATGACATCAACAACCTGTTCACTCTGGCCAAGAGGATCAACAGTTCATGGATTGCAGGAACTCCTGAAAATCGCACTCGCGGAATTACGGATATTATCTGCTCTCCAGAAATTGTTGGAAAGATCCGCTCCATGGCTTATAACCCTGTAGCTGTTGTTGGAGGCAATCACTCTAAGAATATTGCTGCTCCAGAATCTGTCAGAGAGCAACTCTTTAGGGGTGCTGGTGAAAACAACTTTATGGGCCTTAACATCTTGGAATATAACGAGATGGGCGTGAACCAGAAGTTCAACACTATCTTTGGCACTGCTGCTGGCGCAACTCAGTATGACACCTTCGGAACCTCTGGAGGCGGAAGCAAGGCTGCATTTGTTGGAACTACTGACGAAATCGTAGTTGGTGTTGATCGCACTCGCGACTCACTTATCCGTGCTGTTGCAACGGATTCAGAGAGTGGAAGTGAGATGCGTCTCATCGCTGACGATCAGTATAGCATCCGTCAGAACAAGATCGGCTACTTCGGTTCTATCGAAGAAGGTCGCGTAGTTCTCGACAACAGAGTGCTGTGCGGAACCATCGTTGGTCCTGCATAGACCTAGTTAATCACGAAAAAGCCGTCCCTTTCGGGGGGCGGCTTTTTTTTTGTAATTTATTAACTCGGTGTATATAATAATGTATGGCTAAGAAAAAAACAGCTAAAAAGAAACAAGCCCCATTTAAAGAGGTAACTACGGGGCAAGAGCAACCTGCGAAACGTGGAATTCTGGAAGAGTTGGAAGATCTCAGGGCTAAAGGAGAAACCAGCACTGCTCGTTATAAAGAGCTATTTAAAGAGGTGGAAGTTATTTTTGGAACAGGAGAAACTAATTCTTTTGGCACTAATGATTTAGATACTCTCAAGGAAAGACTTAACAAAATGAGCAAGGCTGACCTTCAGGGGTTCTCAAAAAAAGTTGGGGTAAATCCTTATTATGACAAAAACGTTGTAATTGATAATATTATTAAAGAATTTAATCGTTATCAGAGCAGGGGTAATATCTTTACTGCCCCACAACCTGTTCCAGCCATTGAGTTAGATCCTAATAACCCAGAACATAAAGATCTTCTAGATTGGTTAAATAGCTAAATAGTGTGTAATACACTATATGCCCAACGTATTAGAAGACCTTGCCTCAGGGATTGTAGTCACTGAGTTTGATAGCGATACAGGAATTGCCACCGTAGCCAATGTAAGCGGATGGCTGTATGAAAATCTAGGACAAGTCAATACTTACCTATACACAGATTTCAGTGGCTCAAATGCCAGTGGAATGTATGGAGTAATGGATACGGAGGCGCAAAACGTTCTCAAGGAGTTATATCTTTCTAATTACTACAATAAGCAAGCGAGGAATGCCCTCAGAGGCATCGTAGACTCAAGTGTGAGTGGAGACAACGTTTTGTCTCTAAGGGACGGAGAAAGCTCTGTGACGTTCATTAATCGCAATGAGGTGTCAAAGGTCTATAAAGGCATGGCAAGCGATTGTATGGAGAAGGTGACGCGAATGGCGGCACAATACAACATATATCAAGCTCAGCCCAGACAACTGGGAGGAATAGATGCGAGCGGAATGGGAGTAGTATACCGTTAAGGACTACTCGTCCTCTTCGGAGAAAAAGTCTTTCCAGTCGTGACCGTCATTTAAAACCCTTTCTTTTGCTCTTCCATTGTAGCCTTTTGGCCACTTAGGGTTTCTCCCCTCATTAGAGGGGGCAGGGTTAGTCTTCTTTTCGACCTTCTTATTTTTTACTACCTTCTTCTTTTTTTCTACAGGCGCAGGAGAAATCTCTTCTACGTCTTCGTCGCCAAGGGAGTCTTCTCTATAATTCATTTATCTTAAGCTTGGAAGATCTTGTTGCCATTGAATCCGCTCATGAAGAGGCCAGCGGTCTGGTCCTCTGGTCCACCAACTTGCGCGGAGAAGGTTAAATCGACTGACTTGTTAGCTCCGATGCTTGAAGAGAAAGATTCGCTGTCAAGCTTAGCTTCCTTAAGGTGGTATCGAATAGCGGTGTTGCCACCAGAGTCCTTCATGCTAATTGTTATGGTTTGAGCACCAGATTCCAGAACGTCTGCAAGGTTGTTATGCTCCGTATCATTTAGGATAGCACTGGCGGAAAGGCTAACGTTTACAGGGAAATCAACAGACCGAGCAAACGGGAACTTACTTCCAAGTCTTTGAATTGGAGTTCTCGATAAAGGAAGAGAAAGTGATACACTTTGAACGTGATTTGCGCCATCCCCATTTAACTGCGCCATTGTTTCCCCTGAAACATTAGAGAAATCTAGGGTAATATCTCCTGGGCGCAATGCGTTAACAACTGCGATATCTTTCGGTGCTCCCCCTGGAGTTTGCGTTGGGTTTGGAAGGGCAACAATCGTTCCCTTTGCTCCGACAAGAGGCTGGCCATCTTCCTGATTAATTGCGGGACTGGCAAAATTAGTTCCACTTGTGTTGGAGTTCATGTTTGCCCCCTCCATAGTAACCGAAACTGTAGGAAGTGCTCCTACAGAAAGGTCTACAGAGTAATCGGAAATGTAACAGTTACCAACGCCAATAATGGTGTCGGAAGCATCTAAAGCTTCGGCTGGATCTTTATTAAGATCAACTCCATCAGGAGAAGTAACGATAAAAACGTTAACTCCAGAGTGAGCTACCATATGACCAGAGGCAAAGTTACCTTCTGCATTTGCGGCTTGGGTGGGAACGCCTACGAGAGAGTTTGCGGTTCCACTCTGCTGAACAAAGAAACCCAAGATTCTTTCATTGTAACTATCAGTAAGTAGATAACTAAAATCAACATTAACAGTAGGCGGATCTAAAACCAGAGAGTCAAGCCTTGCAAGCTCTCCGTATTGGTTAACGTCTTGTCTGTTAATTGTGTAGCTATAGTTAGCACTTTGGACACGCTCTAATTGTTCGTGATCTGCTGCTGTTGTGTTGGCAGCGTTTTTACTAACATATAGACCCTCTGATTGGTAAATTACTCTGTTTCTATTGGCCATGATAAAAGATTCTTTCTGTTGTTTACATTTTTAATACGAAAATATGAAATTAAGAGAAGCGATATCTGTGTTGTTGTATGTCAAAATCAATAAATCCTACATATAATTCATTCGCTAAAACGTTCTTCGTTCTATCGCTCAACTTTGAACACCTAACTTTATCCACAAAAAACTTTGTTTCTCGCTCATAATCTGCTTCTACGCCTGTGTAATTAAAATTATTTCCTTTTAAATCCCCAAGCTCAGTGATTGGATATCCACTCATGGGAATAGAGGTAATAACTTCGTTAACGGAGTCCATAAATATAGACATTACTCCATCCAATTGGTAGGTGTCCTCTGCCATTATTACGGCTTTTGCTTGAATGCAGGTGTCTTGCATTCCGCCAAAAGCGAAAGGTTTGTTTTCTACGTCTGCGATAGACAGAAAAACTGCGGGAACTACATCATCATAAGGCTCAATGTAGGTTAATGGACCAGATGGTAGCCTTGAATTAAGGGTATATTTGTTTTCTACAATTAAGTCATCTTCTGTATCATTAGTTAGATAAACACTAAAATCTTTAACTGCGAACTCTCCTGTGACGGTTGATCCAGTCACCGAACCCGAAACAAGTGCTCTTCCATTGGCGAAGTCCAAAACAACACCATCGTTTCTACCCGAAAAGCTATTATCAATAAAAACTCCTGTAGGAATTGTGGCTCCAGTGATAGAGGAGTCAGTTACCCATTGTTTATATGGGCTTCCGTAAGCTTTATAAGTTGAATCTAGGCGAGGATCATCGTAGTAGAAGAATTCACCCGTGCTATTTGTATACGCCTCCCCTTTTTCCAGTAAGAAGTTGTCAAACCAGAGGAAAAAAGAAGTAGTTAACTTATGTTGGAATTGTTCAATCATTTAAGATCCTTGAATCGTTGTCTATATTTTTTTAGCAAACTAGAGATGTATGGGCTGTTTCTAAACTTGCCGTTTCTCACCTTTCTTACACGACTTTGAACTGCCGCACCCGATCTACCCTTGTTTTTTCTCAATAAATAGCCCAAACCAGAGAGTCCTCTTTCAATTCCCTCTGCCCAACTTCTCCCTGTGGCCCACGGAAGGGGGGTTACAGCAAAGATATCTTCTGCGGTTGGAAGGTTGACCTTGAACATTACTCCAGGTTTTCCCCTTTTTATCTCTCTGTTATACTGCATATTTATATTTTCAAGGATAAGCAATATTGGAGCTATTGGGTCTTCCCCTTCGTTAAATCCAATAAAAGCAAAAAGATTACTCACCCCGCCTAATGTTCCACTGATATTGACTCCTGAAGGGCCAGCCATAATCTCCTGAGTAATTGGATTATCCAAGAACTCCCTTATCATTTCTTCCTTAATCTTTTTAAATTTTTCTCTAGCTTGAGCCTCTATATCCTTTCTTTTTAATTTTGGGACTTGGCGCAAAAGAGCGTTTTTAACATCTAGTGGAAGAGCCATTAGGAATCTACGGGGCTTAGGACGAAGGTGTAAAATTGGTTTGAAGTAAAACCTCTAGGTTTACCATCGCTCTCGATAATAAATTTTGTGCCGTCAAATTCGACTCTGCGAGCTTCACTGAGGTAGTCATAAGCATCTTGTTTTACTACAATTCTGACTGTGCCATCGGGAACTACAACTTTGTTTTGTGTTCCTGCTTGTTCGCTTGGGCCATCTTCGGTAAAATATTCAGTATCCATGTCATCATAATAGATTCTAGCCTCAAAGGTTGAAGATACCGTGGTGTATTCTACAGAACTATTAGAGCCAGTATTGGTTCGCCCATACAGCGAATTCCAAGAATTTGTGGAGGCTATCAGCGTCTTCTTCGCATTCTTATAAACGGTGATAGTCCTAGCAAAAGTAGTATGCAAAGTCCCCATTAAGGTCTGGACTTTGTTTATTTGATCTTGTGATAAAAACCCTGCCATATTGATTTTTACACTTTTAATTATATAATAAGATAGGATTAAGGCATGGACGCGAAAAAAAATTTAAGCAAAAGCTCAAACGACGAGATTTCTAGGCTTTTTAAAATGATGCTCATGATGGTGGAGGACATGAAAAAGGATCATGATTTTCACTACGACAAGCTATATGAGCATATTCCACCTAATTACCATCCCGTTATTGATACAGCTAACCACTTTACCCCAGAAAAAGTAAATTGGATTAGAAAAAGAATTTTAGATATTGGAAATGAATCTATTAGAAATTTCGATTCGTCTCTCAATAATTACACAGTAAGTTTTATTTTTAAAAAGGATTAAGGTTATGAAATTTAAAGAATTATATTCATTCGGTTTAGAAGAAGAAAAAGAAGTCGAGAAGACTCACACCCGAAAAAATAAAAAGACAGGAGAAGAGACTACTGTTACCAAAAGAGTCAAGAAAAAGGTTCCTGTTCAAGTTAGAATCAAACGCCCTTCCAGAAGGCAGTTGGAGGATGCTGAATTAGAATATTCAGTAGAAATGAGCCGTTGTGTTAAAAAAGGAATTTTAACCAAGGCTATGTTGTATAAAAAATACAGTGATACAGGTGGTGTTTGGAGTGAGGATGATGCAAAGGATTACGGAAAGCTTTATAGGGAAATTTTTGATATTCAAAATGAGTATGCTCGTCTTGAAATTATTGAAAAAAGAAACGAAAAGCAGGAGAAAAAGTTTGAGGAAATCAAGACTAAGCTAGCCGAAACCAAGCGTCAAATAGTAGAAGCGGAATCTGCAATGCAATCGCTGTTTGATCATACTGCTGACGTTAAAGCTCAAAACAGGCTTCTTTTATGGTATACCTTGATGCTTACTCATATTCAAAATGAAGATGAAGACGAGCCAATTCCATATTTTAAAGGAGAAACCTTTGAGGAAAAAATGGAAGATTACTATGTAAAAGAGGATGAGTTAACAGACTTATACGAAGCCATAACAAAGAAAGTTACTACCATCTTAGCTTTCTGGTTTTTCAATCAAGCTTCAAGTCCAGACGAGTTTAATAAACTTATTGAGGACATGGAAAAAGGTGATCTTTGAAGGAGGAGTTCTATATCTCTCTAATAGGTGAAGCATTTGATGGCTACACCGAGGCAACGATTAATGATAAAGATGTGTTTGTAAAACACATGAATATCAGAGATCAAAGATATCTTCACAAGTATTATGAAAAATACAAAGACTTGGCTCTGGCAAAGGGATTAGATACTGAAAAGGAGCGAATAAAATATATTCTTGAGGAGGGAATATGGTCCGAAGAAGATGACGCAAAAATAGCAGGTATACAATTTGAACTAGAAAATTTAAAAACAACCATTAAAAGTATTTTTCTGCCCTCACAACAAGAAGTTATGAGGGAAACCATTAAAGAAAGAAGTAATGAGTTAGCCGAGCTAAAGAGCAAAAGGGCGGAAGTTATGGGTAAAACCGCAGAAGATTATGCCACAGTTAGAAGCGGAGACGAGATTTTAAGATTTTTATTGTTTAAAAATAGAGAACTTACCGAGCATTTATATACCGAGGAAGAGTTTGGAAATTTAGAGTCGTGGGAGATCTCTAAGATTACAGAGATTAGTTCTGACATACACTATAGATTAACAGATGCCCGAATACAAGAAGCCGTATTGAGGCCATTTTTCAGCATGTATTTATCTTTATGCGAAGATGCGGCGGGGTTTTATAGGAAGCCAATTACTGAGCTTACTATATTTCAGCTAAAAGTAGTTCTTTTTGGAAAGATGTTTTTTAATATTTTTCAATATACAGAAGATATTCCTGATAACATTAAAGACGATCCAGAACGACTCTTAGCTTATTCGGAGGCCCAAAGAAACAAAGACTCAAGTAAGTCTAAAAGTGGACTTAGAGATGATGCAGATGTGTCGATGGTTTTTGGTGCTACAAAAGAAGATGTGGAATATCTGGGTGGAGATGCAGAAAAAGCAAATTTCAGCAAAGAAGCCCAAAAGCATGGTGGAAAGCTGGATATGAAACAAATGATGCGATTAGCTGGGCATGATGTGTAAATCTTTGTGTAAATAAAACAAAGGTTTACGGATATGCCACTTCAGATACCAGCAACAGTAACAGGACTAGAAGCCAGCATTCAGGCTGCGGCCAAAAAAGCAGGTAGAAATCTTCAGATAAATTTAGGAACAAGCGCCAAAAGCATTGAGGGCTTGTCTCAACCGTTGGGTCGTATCACTGGCAAGGCAGACCAGTTCACCAAGTCCATGGAAGCCGCCAACGCAAGGGTGTTGGCATTCGGAGCTTCTGTAGGAGTTTTATCAGCCGTCACAAAAGGCTTTAAAGATTTGATCGCTACCACCATTGAGGTGGAGAAGCAGATGACTGCGATTAACAGCATCTTGGGACAAACTGGTGAACAATTAAATAAATTTAAAAAAGAAATTTTTGATGTAGCTAAAAATACAGAACAGTCTTTTGATACTGTTGCAAATGCTGCATTAGAACTCAGTCGTCAAGGTTTGAAGGCTGAAGAGGTTCAAAAGAGATTGAATGATGCTCTAATCTTGAGTCGTTTGTCTGGGCTGGGGGCGGCAGAAGCTGTGGCTGGCCTTACTGCGGCGATTAACTCTTTTAACAGAGAGGGAGTAACAAGCGCAGAAGTTCTCAACAAGCTTTCGGCGGCTGCTGTAAGCGCAGCGGTTTCGGAAAGAGACTTGATTGAGGGCATTAAGCGTTCGGGAGCGGTTGCTATTCAGGCTGGAGTTAGTTTGGATGAATTGGTTGGTGTGATCACTGCTGTTCAAGAAAAGACTGCCCGAGGAGGTGCGGTCATTGGTAACTCCTTCAAAACAATTTTCACAAGGATACAAAGCATTGACAAGTTACGGACAATGCAAAATCTTGGAATTCAAATTAGTGACGTTTCTGGAAACGTGCTAAGCGGAACTCAATTAATTCAAAATCTTGCTAAAGCTTTAGAAAACTTTCCTGACGCACGAAGACTACAAATTGCTGAGAACCTAGTTGGCAAGTTCCAGATTGCCCCATTTTTGGCGATCCTTGATGATTATAGTCAAAAAACTTCTACAGCGATTAAGGTCACTGAAATCGCAGCGGCAGCAACTAATGAGGCTTATGGTCGAAATATTGCTCTCAACGAAACTCTATCAACTGCTATTAACCAAGCAACAGTCAATCTTAAAGAACTGGCGAATACTCTTGGTGAAATTGGCGTAACAGACAGCTTGAAGAATATCCTTGGTTTCTTTAACTCTCTAGTGAGTAACATTAAAGACGTTTTAGAAGGCGAGGGTCTAGGCAGTGATTTAGCGCGAGGTATTGTTAAGGGCATTAGTAATGTTCTTAGTGGACCTGGATTAGCTATCTTTGGTGCTATTATTGCAAAGTTAACTATTGATCTGGTCAAATTTGGAACTACTTCGTTACAAACTTTCTTTGGCTTAAATAAGACAGCAAAAGACCTTGCTGCTACACAGGGACAAATAGCATCCACCCTTTTAAACAATAAGGGTATTCAGCAACAAATTTTATCTATTGAAAATAGCACGTTAACCACAGAGCAGAAACGTGTGGCTCAAACTAAGTTTTTTACAGTTGCTTTAAATGAACAGCTAGCAACAATGGTTAAGATGCAGGGTATTGCATCTCGTATAACTCCTGGGGTTGTAGCGGGGACAAGAGGTGCGCGGGCGAGGCGAGGAGCGATGGGCTTTATTCCTAATTACAACCAAGTTAGGGGTTATGGAGGAGATTCTCCTCAGATGGCAAGATTGGCTGAACAAAGAGATATTAACAGGGGAGTAGGTGGAGCACCATCAGATGCTCGCCCCGTAACCATTCCCAACTTTGCTTTTGGCGCTGGAGAGAAAGGGACAATGATCGCTAATACTAGCGAATTTGTAGTTCCTAATTATGCGGGTGGAGGTTCAGCAATTTTTACTCAAGAAATGGCTCAAACCACAGGTCTTCCTGCGGGAGCGAGAAGAGTTGGTGCTGGAGCAGCGGGGTATATTCCTAACTTTGCAAGGGTTAGAAGTGTAGCCGATTATACCAAGGCTTTAAGAGGGCAAAGCCAGTCAGTCATTGAGGCTGCTGCTAAAAAATCAAGAGATCCTCGCAGACAGCAAGCTGCAATAGGTTTACTTGGAGCCAGCACCGTTTTAAATGTCCCCGCTGAAAGATATGGGGTAGCTGCCCTATTCCCATCAAAGGTTACAGATACGGCCAGTATGAATATCACTGGCGAAAAAAGCCTTGGTGCTAGATTGCTTCAAAGAAGGGGTGTTACAAACCTTCAATTCAGCGGAATCCAGATAAGGAGTTTGCAGGATATGCAAAAGAACCAAAAAGGAGGCATGAATCCTTCGGAGAACCGAAGAAAAATAGGAAGACATTTTGCCTCAGGTCTTTTAAAGTATGGTTCTGATCTTGTAGGTAAAACTTTTAAAAACGATGAGCTTACCAAAATAAAAGGAAAGCTTGGATCAATAGCGAGCAAAGGAGGATCTTCTGCTTTATTCTCAAGTTCAGTCGAGGGTGGAATTTTTGAATCGGCAGTGAACTTGGTTACCAAGGGAGCGGCTGCGATAGATGAATTCAAGAGTCATGTCGGGGAAAGAGCGCCTTTTGATTTTGAAGAAGGTGGAACCGCTGATAATGCATTCAAACGTTCATTTGGTTTTTCTAATGCTTTGCAAAGAGCAGACGCAAAAAGAACAGCATCAAACGATGCCGTCAGAACCATAATTTCTAAAGCACTTAATGACCGAAAAGAAACTTCTTACATTTTATCCTTAGCTCGAAAAGATCCAAACAAAAGATTTGGAGTAAAAAGAGCGGCGGGTGGTTTCATTCCGAATTATAGCGCAAGTCCATTGCAGGATGCGATACAAAGAGAGTCTGCCGCAGGGGTTCCAGTTAATCAGATAAGAGTAAATCAAGACGCAACTCTTAGAAATTCTCGAAACCCAATGGGCTTAGCTGTCACGAATATGCGTGACGAACCCACAGGTGCAATTCCAAACTTTGCCAGAGGAAGAGGGGGTGATGCGGGAATGGACGCAGGATTTGGCGGCTTCATGACCAAGTTGCTCGTTCTTCAAGGGGCTTTTGGCATGTTGTCTGGAGTTCTGGGAGAGGTTACTGAGAAAAACCAAATGGTAGCCGCGACCATGCAAGCTCTAAATATTGCCATGATTGCGTTTATGGGCAGTCAGGCACTTGGAGGGATGGGCAACATTGGACGAAATCTAATCGGAAGGGGAACCGTTGGTGGAAGGACTGGCTCGCAGATTATGACTGGGGGAAGAAATCAACTACGAGGCAGTAGGTTTGATCTTCGTAATGCTAGAGGGGCTTTAGGTCAAGGCAAAATTGGAACAGCGGCAAGATTGGGAGGTAGAGGTGCAATGAGTGCGATTATGGGACCGCTAAGAATGGTTGGTGGTGCATTGTTAAGGTTTGCTGGTCCTGTGGGACTTGCTGCTGGTGCTGTAATGGGTGCAGTAAAAATATTCAATATGATACGAGATGCTAATGCGGGAACGGCTGCCGAATACAAAAGAGGCGCTGATTTAATTGCAGATTCATCAAAAAGAGCAGCTAAAGAATTAAGCGAACTAAAAGTCCCCCAAGAATTTAAAGAAGGTCTAAAACAGAGAGCAGAAGAAGTTAAAGAAAGAACTAGGGGCAGGATAGGTAAAACTGGTATTGCAGATATATCTAACAAAGCTGAACAGAAACAATTAGATCAAACATCTGAACTAATTCAGCAAGCCGTTCTAGCTGGAAGATCTGAAGAAGATATAAATAAAGTATTAGAAGCTTTTAGGAAAGAAGCTGGAACGACCACCAGAAGAGTTACATCAATGTATGGTGGCCCTTCTACTATTACAACTCAAAATAAATTAACTATGCAGCAAGCGCGGGATAGAAGAACCGCGCTTGCCAATTTATCAAAAGTTGATGTATCAGGAATACAACAACAATTAATTAATCAGGTCAGTCCTCAAGACCGAGCAAGACTTGCTTCACTAGGAAGGGCGAGGGCATTTGCAGAGAGTCAAGGAAAGACACTGAGTAGCTTCGGGGGAGCCTTTGATCCAATGGGGGGTAAACAAGGAATGGGTCAGATGGTTGGAGGAGAAACAACTGGAATAGTTGCTTCACTTGCTGCACAATTTGAAAAAGGAGCTAAAGAAAGAGGGATTACTCTTCAAAAAGGATCAGCAAGAGCAATGGCTGAACAAATGCTGGAACAAGAAACGAAGAAAGGAGATACAAAATTAGAGCGTATAGCTCAGATGAGGGCAGATATTGCCCAAGCTCAATTAACTACTGAGCTTAAAATTAATGAAATTAAATCTCAGAGAATTTCCCAAAGTGAAAAAGACTTAGCTACAGGACAGGCTTTAAACACTCTTAGTGCTAAAGGCTTGCTTGATTTGCAGAAAAAAATATCCCTTGAGGGTAATAGCAAAAAATTAAATATAGATATTGGAGCGCAGGTTATAAAACAAATTAATGCCAGCGACCAGTTAGAGGTAAGCGAAGAACAGAGAAATAAAATTAGGGAAAAAATTCAGTCAATGAGTGCTGAAGATTTACAGGACTCAGATAAAAGAAAAGAACTTTTTGCTGAAATTCTAAAACTGGCTGAAGCGGAAGGCGGTGAGGCTACAGAGCTAAATAAGGTCTTTGAGTCCATGATAACCAACTTAATTCGCCAAAAAGAAGAAAGGGATAAAAACATAGAAGCTGGGTTTAAGCAGAAGAAACTAGATCAAGAAACTCTTGATATTTTAAAGGAGACAAGGGCAGAGCTTACTTTGGCAGCGAGAAAAGAAGCCTTTGATAAAACGACCAAAAGCGCAAGAAGGAGAATTCAAATTGAAACCGAATTAAGCCAAGTAAGGAATCGAGGTCAAAGAGGAGCAGATCCAGTAACAACTAGAAGACAAGAAGTAAAACTTCTTAACGAATTAAAAGATTTAGAGATATCGGATGAGCAAATAAAAGCCGTAAAGGATGCCAACACAGAAGTTCAAAACTTTTTAAAGACTTTTAAAGGTCTTTCTGGCGGTTTTGAAACAATTAATGCAATTCTCACAAATGAAAATATACCCGAGCTTGCTCGTTTGGAAAAAGTTCAGGAGAGATTAAAAAGTCCAGACGAGTTGGGGATAGACCTCACAAACGAAGACCAATCAATTGCATTTAAGAACTTAGTTCAAGCTATTACCGAAGCAATCGTCAATCTGCAAACAAGTGGTTTAGCAGCCGAAGGAGCTAAAGGTATAAACAATACAAGCATTGACTTGGCTGACAATTTCAAAAATTTAAGCCGACTGTTAAGTGATTTTTCTCAAAGCTTGCGCCAAGCAACAGAACAACTAAAATTTGACTTTTTGTTTGCTAGGTCTGGTTCCGATATGATTTCGACTTTGAACAGGATGCTCGAAACAAATGAGAGGAGAGAGGGAAGTGGAAGCTCTGGAGATACAGCTAGGGCAACAGCCAATGCGGTTCTAAGAGAAAGAGAGGATCGAAAATTCCTTAGCAGAACTCGCGCAGGTAGAAGATCTATTGAGAGAGAGGATGATGTTGTTCGCCAACAGATGGAACTCCAAATTGAACTTGCCGATGCAATGAAGGCGGAAGGGGTTGATTCTGAAAAAGTAAGACAAATTAAGGAACAAATACTTCAACTAGAAAAAGAGCGTTTAGAAGTTAATGACAGTCTTGCCGCAAAGATGGAAGACGCTTTTGTCTTTAGTCAGGCTGAGATTCAAAACACCTTGACTGACGGATTGGTTAGATCTGCAACTTCATTTACTAATAAAATTTCAGATGGTCTCGTAGATGCCATTGCAAAAGGAGAGGACTTAGGTTCCACGTTGAGAAAAGCTGCCGCCGATTTCTTCTTGGATATGGCTCGCGCTAACATGAGAGCCGCAATGCAAAACTTTACTTCTGGTATTGGAATGTCTTTCCTTAATAGGAATAAAGGAGGAATGATAAATGGAGGTTCTGGAGTTCGTGACGATATTCCAACTATGCTTACAGGTGGAGAGTTTGTAATGAATAGGGGGGCTGTAGAAAGATATGGACCCGACTTTATGGCTGCTCTTAACAGAGGGGCAATCCAAACAATGCAAGGAGGAGGGTTGTTTACCCCAGGAAGTTTTGGACAAGGGGCTATCAGTGGCTCAAGAGCCTTGTTGAGTTTTTCAACTCAGTATGGAACATCAGGATTTAGAGATGAGATAGTTAGCGGCAATGATTTTGCTGGAATAGCTTTAGAACCACAAAGCGTAAGGATGACAAGAAGGGCTATAGCTAGAGACCCAGCATCTAGAAGAGAACAACAATCTAAACAGGAAGCCTTTGGAGCTTACTCTCAGCATTACCAAGCTCTACAACAGTATGAAGAACAAAAGAAGGCACAAAGAAAGGCTCTCTTGGGTTCCATAGGAATGGCTGTCTTAAGTGCGGGAATTGGTTCTTTTGCCAAAGGTTTTGGTGAGGCTCGCGCCGCAGGAGCGGGATATGGAGAGGCATTTAAATCTGGCTTTACGGGATTTGAATTTAGGGGAGAAAAGTTTGGTGGTCTTGGCGGAATATTTAGGGGTAGACCTGAAGGTCCAGCCCCATCCGATTTATTCTTTAAAAGAAAAGACGGGAGCATTGGAATGCGTGACCCTAGCACCTTCAGTAGAGCGGGTGGAGTTGGACAGGGAATGTTCAGCATGACGGGAGGTGGTGTTCAAATGGGGCAAGGATTCAATCAAAGATTCAATAATCCTAACTCTCCAGCGCCTCTTCCGCAAGACGATCTCTTGCGAGAGGCTTTATGGAATGAGAGGTTACAAGACATAATACATGGCGGTCCAGTGCCAAATCCCTTTGGTTTAGCTACAGGAGGTTCCGTTCCTTATGCCGCAGGAGTAGACACGGTTCCAACAATGTTGTCGGGTGGTGAGTTTGTAATGAACGCCGCTGCTACACAAAACATCGGTAGAGGAAACTTGGCTGCATTGAATTCTGGAGCAGGAGGAGACAACGGAGAGGTAGTCAATAGACTTGATGAACTTATTGATGTTTCTGAAAATCGAGGAGAAAGCACTATTAATATTACTGTCAATTCAGACGGCTCAACAGAGCAAGACGGCAACGGTAGTGATAGAGAACAATCCTTGGCAGTCAGAATTAGAGATGTTGTAAGACAAGTTATTGATGAAGAGAAGAGACTTGGAGGATCATTAAGACAAGCTAACGCATAATGTATGGATCAACGGCAAATTACGATGCTCACTTTTTCGTTTCTGGGCAGGGAGGAGAACTAGCAGCTAGGGAGTTGTCAGGGGTTGAGTCGATAGATATAGGTTACAACAATAACGCAAGAACTACTAACCCACTTGGATACAAAAACGGTTTTACTGTTATTGGTGGAGCAACCTCTCAGACTGTTTCTTTTTCTCGTCGTTTAATTTATGATGATCCCGTTTTGTTTTTTACGGGTGAGCATGTCATGAAGGGTAGTTTTAATTATAATAACAACGCCTCATATGGTTTTGAAAGTGGTTACTTAAATAGCTATTCTGTTAACTGTGCGGTTGGAAATGTTCCTCAAGTAAATGCCAACTTTACTGTTTATGGGGAAATGGCAAGCGGAATAAATGCCACTGGAACAACAAATACAAACATTTTTGTTCCGAGTCAGGGTTCAATTACTGCTATCTGTGATAATAGCACGACAAATCGAGTTATAGGGTTTGATTACTCATTAAGAACAAATAAAAAGCCCTACTACACGATAGGATTTGAAGATCCCGTTAGCGTTAAACATATTCCTCCAATTTCGTATACAGCTAGCGTTCAGATAGAGGTGGATGATACTTTTTTAGAAAGCGGGTATAATTTTTTAGGAGAAAAAATAGACAGAACTGTAACATTCACAATAAAAGGAAGAGACGGGACAACACTTCAGTCGCTGAATATTCCAAACGCTTCTTTGGTTGGTGAACAGTTAAATTCTACTGCTGCGGGAAATGCTCGTTTAACTCTTAACTATATAGGTCATCAATGAGCGAGGCATTATTTTATAATAGAGATGAAAACATCTCAGGAATTACAGTTCCCGCAGAACTGTCGGGAATGTCCTATACTCCCGTTTATGGCTCCAAGGTGGAGTTCAAAGGAAACAATCACAGTTATGAAACTGATGATTTTTATTACAATTTAATTCCACTTTCAGTTAACAGTTTAACTGCGACTTTTAATGTTAGGTATGATGTCAATGAAGAGGGCGCTAGAAAATTAGCTACGTTTTTTGAGAGCAAGTCGGGAGATAGGCAGTTGGAATTTACTCCAGATAATTCTGGAATATATCAAACCGTGACTGGCTATTGTGATAATTATGCAATTAATTTTGTAAACAATCAACACTTCGAAGTAGCTTCTAGAATAAGCATAGATGAAGCTCCAACTTTACTTAATTGGTCGGGCGGAACGTTTGTTAATTTGCCATTTCAAGGATGGGGGGGTGCAGGTGTTCATTATCCTAAATACTCTGTAGTATATTCTGGACAAAACCCAGACGGAACAGAAAATGCCAGCAAGTTAGATAACTTTTACTATTGCACAGGAACCCATACATCGTCTCCCACTAATAGTCCAACTGGAACAGCTTCTATGTGGACCAAGAAGTTTTTCTTTGAGCCTGATATTGGAGTTCAAAACGATGTTCCAATTAAAGCTGATGTATTAACTTACAAAAATTCATTTACACAACGACTCACAACAAATTCTAATATTGCAGCTTTTGAGATGAGTTATACTTTTAGTAACATAACTGATCATCAAGCCAAATCCATACTTCACTTTTTAGAAAACAAAGGAGGATACCGCAGATTTGAACATCAAATACCTTCTGTATATAATAGACCTAAAGTGTATTATTGTCCTGAGTGGACTCATGAATGGAATTATCACAATTCCAATACTATAACTGTAAACTTTATAGAAGATCCGCTTGGAGTAATCCCAACAGGAACATAAGATGGCTCGTAATATAATAAAAACCAACAATGCAGTAATTGCTGTGCAAAATACTGCAACTGCATTTTCTACAAGTAATTTAGATTTGAATCTTTATGCGGGGGTTCAGTCAGCAAATTTCTCTTTATCATATTCAAGAGCCGACCTAAAACAGTTGGGGTCGCAAGGATTAGTAACGAGAGACACAATTAGACAGCCCGATGTAACTCTTAACATTGATTATCTTCCTGAACCAAAATTTGGAAACGAGGAATTTTCTCACTTTAGAGATTCCGCAGTTAATGTGACTTCTCAGTATGCTAGCTTTTTTTCTAATGTAGGGGATAGGTCTACTAATTTTTATTTTTTAATAACTCCTGATGAGGATCAGGACGCTATTTCTAATTTAACCTTTGACGAGACTCTTTTGGATTTGGACGGATTTACATCTTTGTCTTTTGGAAATTGTTATCCGACTCAATATCGAATTTCATATGCTGTGGGAGGATTACCTAAAGTTAGCACTAGTTACATTTGTTCAAACACAAAATTTGAACCTCTTACTGGGACCAGTATGCAATCCCCTGCTATTAATTTAGAAAGTGGTAACAACAATGAAGTCGGATTAAGTTTATTTCAGTTTGATCAAGGTAATACTGACCCAATTATTGTTAATCCAGCCTCGACTGGGAGTTCAGTTAATTTGCAAAACCTACAGGTGGGAGGCCAAAACATATCAGGAGTTCACTTAGTTCAAAGCGTTTCTTTAGCTGTGGACATTCCCAGAACATCTAATTATGGTTTAGGTAGTGATTACGCTTACGGCAGAGAGCCTCAATATCCAGCAAGGGGAGTTTTTGAGGTTTCCTCTTTGGTTTCTGGAATGGAGAGCGGGGCGATGTCGGGAGTTTTGAAAAATGACTCCGACTATAGCTTTGAGTTAGTTTTAGAAGGTAGTGGCAAACAAATGATTTATCAAATCAATGATGCCAAGTTGAACAACTACTCTTATTCTTCCTCTCTTGGAGAATTTTTTAATTTTAATGCAAGTTTTAGTTTTGAGGTAACTGAAGCAACGGGCTTGCAGATTAGTGGAACAAATTACTAATCGTATTCAACTTTTACGTTTTTACTTTCATAAGTTTTACCCTTGCGGTTTGGATGTTCTGCTCCATTTCTCTCTTTTGCATAATTATCATAGAACTTTTCCTTTACGGGGTCTTTTCCTCCCATTTTTTCAGCCCTCTTTTCGCTAAGTTCTGCCGATAAATCCATCATATCCCCCAGAGTTCCCTTTTTATTATAGGTGGCATCAATAAATTGTTGCTTACTGAAAGGGTCCACCGAATTGTCTATCGAGGCGTTGGGTGACAAAAAAACCCTCTGCCACTCAACGCCATCCTCCTGATAAACATGTTCGTCATTCATCCCTTGAAAAACCTCACGGTATTCTTCGTGGTCGGGATGCTTGTAAACATAAATAGGCATTATTTGATCTGAATTTCCCTAGCCTCTGCAACGGTTTTTTTAGGGAGGGTAAGTTTAAGAAGTCCGTTTTTAAGATCAGCGGAAATGTGATCCTCTGCCACTAGATCATTTAAATGTAATTTAAATTTCTGTGATCGGTCTTTATTTTTAGCTTGAAGCTCCAAAACTCCGTCAGAAACCTGAATAGAAACATCTTTCTTTGCGAAGCCAGCTAGCTCAACCTCCGCTGTATATACATCTCCCTTATCAGAAACGCAAGACTTCTTGCGGATCATTAAATCGCTAGGGGATAAAACATTTAAATCATTAAAAAGTGTGTTAATTAAAGTATTCATATACTTATATTATAGCATAAAATATGCCTTTCTTCAACTGCTATAAATACAGTCTAAAATAGAGTCTACTGTTTTGCTGTAGGTAAATTTGTCTGCTAATTTTTGTCCCTCTGTGTTAAGATGGCCAACTTTAGACTCAGCTTTTTCCATTGCCGCCACAGCTTCCTCTTCCTCCCAATTATGAAAAGTCCCTTGGTTAAATGGAATGGTTTCATTAAAAAAGATTCCATCAGCAACAGGCATGGTAGAGGATGGATTAACCAATATGCTGTTTTCTTCGTTGGCCCAATCTTTGTGAGAGGTTGCATTTAAAACAACACTCCATTTTCCTAAGCATGTAGCATTAAAAGAAGGTAGGTTCCAACCTTCTCCCCCAGAGAGTCCAGTTAAATCAATATCAATTGAATTTAAAAGCTCATTTACCTCATCATTCTTCGCTAATTTTGGAAGAAAGTTAATATTGTTGTAACTTTTTCCCTCAAGGGTCGATTGAAGCATCCCTTGCATTTGGTTGGCTTGGAAGAATGGATTAGTAACACAACAGGTAAGTTGATATTTTGTGTTGTTACCGTATTTTTTCAGCCATGTTTGGATTATTTTTTGAGTATGCTTTCTCTTTTCAAACTTACCCATTAAACCAAAGTGAACAACATCCTTAAGATAGGTTTTTTCAGTTCTTTTGAAATCTTCATCCAGCCCAAGAGGAATATGCATTCCTTTTGAAACACCACCTGACTTAAAATGAGATGCCGCTTCAGAAGAACTAAAGAAAACTTTCTCTTGAGCTTCGCAGATTTTTATTTCTGTTGTAGTGGGCTGATTACACTCATAAAAAGTATAAAGATACTGATTTTTATTTTTTCTGTTTTCACTGCCATTTATATGCCAAATCTTTAAATTTGGTATCTCTGGATTCAGAAAATCAAACCTATCATTTATAGCTGATTCTATAAATGCCTTAAGTTCATCAGTCAGAGGATAAGCACTTAGGTCTATGTCTCCAGTAGGAAATAAACCAAGACTTACATTTTTCCTCTGTAATTCCCTAACAATATTGAAAGTAACATTGCCGAGGCTTAGGCTATTAAGTGGAGCCTCTATTAGAAGTTTCATTAAAAAGGAACGGAGTCTTCGGACTCTTCAGATTGCTCAGTTCCCGAGTCTGACTTTTTCGCAGAACTCAAAAACTGAAGGTCTTTGCCACGGATATAGTATTTGCTGAAATTTTTGCCGTCTTTTTCCCAAGATGACATGCAGAGTTCTCCTTGAACAATAAATTCTCTTCCCTTGGTTAAGTATTTTTCCGCGATCTCTGCGGTCTTATCCCAATACTCAATGTCAACAAAACATTTGTTTTTAGCGTTTGAGGTTGAAACTCCCGCTCTCAAATTGACAACTTTTTTACCGTTGCTTGTGGTTCTAGCTTCGGGGTCTTTAACTAAATAGGCTGCGGCTGTGATTGAATTATACATATTTTCCTTCTTTTTTGACTTTGTTAATAAATCTATTGTGAATATTGATACAGCCCTGAATGCTCATGTCAAGTTCTTGTGCTATAAACCTCCAAGGTGTGAGCTTATTATTAATCCCCCCATATCGCATGTCAACTATTTTTTTTACTCTTTCGTCTTTTTCTTCCTCAAGGCAAGATTCAAACACAGAAAGAGCCTCTCCTTTGTTTATATCGTAGATGAAACTCTCGCACTGTGGCTCTATGTAGGTATTCTCATCATCAATAAAAATTTCTCTATTTTTTTTCTTTTTATTGAGAATGTTTAGACATTTCCATTTAGTCTGATTAGCTAAATGAGTAGAAAATTTTGTTTTCTTATCAGGATTATAATTTAAAGCGGCGGAATAAATGGTTGAGTCTTTTTCTCCCACTAGTTGGTTTTTATCAACAACATTCTGTGGGTGAGACATGAAGTAATTAACCATGGAGTGGAAAATACCAGAATGACGATCAATGATCTCCAACAGACTGTCTTGGTCATTATCGTCTTGAATTTTAGAAATTAGAGTCAAGTCGCTTTGCACTGGACCCATTATATCATCTGGTTCGCCTTTTTCCAAAAAAAATAAATTCTGATTATTATAATAATAATATATTTATAAAACGTTTTACGTTAAGAATAACGTAATACTTAATCTATTACGTTATGGTTTTAATCGCCGTTGTCCCGTTTCACGGTATATTATATGGGTCAATTTCAATCTGTCAAATTAATTTTCGGAATTTTTCTAATTGACTTGACACGACATTGACCCTAAGTGTAAAATCCTTTAAGATGATTTTCGAAGAACAAGTATCAAGGAAGCCCGACCATTATCCATGGGCGCAGGAGTTTATAGAGGCAATGCATAACGGTTTTTGGACCGACAAAGAGTTTAGTTTTAGTAGTGATATTCAGGATTTTAACGTAAATTTAAGCGAAGATGAGAGGGAAATGATCATCAGAACTCTTTCTGCGATTGGACAGATCGAAGTAGCCGTTAAGAAGTTTTGGAGCAAGCTGGGAGACAACCTACCTCATCCTAGTTTAACGGACCTCGGCTATGTGATGGCAAACGTTGAAGTTATTCACAATAATGCTTATGAGAGACTCTTAAAAGTCCTGGGATTAGAAGATGTTTTTGAGGAAAATCTAAAGCTCGACTTTATTGAGGGGAGAGTTAAATATCTCCGCAAGTATAACCACAAGTTTTACAAAGATTCCAAGAAGCAATATGTGTATGCACTTACTCTTTTTACTTTGTTTGTGGAAAATGTTTCTTTGTTTAGTCAGTTCTATGTGATTAATTGGTTTAATCGTTATCGTAATGTTCTTAAGGATACTGGTCAGCAGGTTAAATATACCAGAAACGAAGAAAACATTCACGCTCTTGCGGGAATCAAAATTATCAACACCATCCGAAGCGAACATCCAGAGCTTTTTGATGATGAATTGGAGGAGAGGATTGCCAGCGAAGCTAAAGCTGCTTTTGTAGCAGAAAGTTACCTCGTAGACTGGATGGTAAATGGATTTAATGAAAAAGGTCTCAATGCCGACATCTTGAAAGAGTTCATAAAAAATAGAATTAATGACTCTTTAGAAAAAATCGGTTTTGATTCAGCGTTTGATGTTGACACTTCTTTATTGGAAGATACAATGTGGTTCGAAGAAGAATTATTGGGCAATAATGCCACCGACTTCTTCCATTCTAGACCCGTGGAATATTCCAAGAACTCTCAAACATTTGACGCTGACGATCTTTTTTAATGAAGAAATACAAATGGCTTAATAAGGACTCTCGCGATTTTCTAAAAAGAGGGTATTTACAAACAGGCGAATCTGCCGAACAAAGAGGACATGACATTTCGGTTACGGCTGAAAAATATCTCAAGGTAAAAGGATTTGCTGAGAAGTTTGAAGATTACCTTTCTCGCGGATTTTATTCACTAGCCAGCCCCATTTGGGCAAACTTTGGCAGAGAGAGAGGTTTACCAATCTCCTGCAATGGTGTCTTTATTGAAGACAGAATGGACGCTATTTTGGACAAGCAAGCCGAAGTAGGAATGCAGACAAAACACGGTGCTGGAACATCTGCTTATTTTGGAGACCTAAGAGAAAGAGGAGCGGAGATTTCAGCGGGAGGAACTTCCAGTGGGCCAGTCCACTTTATGGAGCTTTATGATAAGGTTTCTTCTGTTGTTTCTCAAAGTAATGTTAGAAGAGGATCATTTGCAGCATATCTTCCCGTTGAACATCCAGACATTACTGAGTTCTTAAGAATAAGAAGTGAAGGTAATCCTATTCAGGAAATGTCTTTTGGTGTTTGTATCACCGATGAATGGATGCGTTCACTGATGGAGGGAGATAGAAAAAAAAGAACTATATGGGCATCAATTATCAAAAAGAGATTTGAGACAGGATACCCTTATTTGTTTTTTACAGATACAGCT